AAATCATCTGTTTTGTACATAGCATTTAGTTCGGCTATATTACGACAGTGTTTGGCAAGCCATACATATTGGTTTGCTAACACTTCTGTCCGGTCTGTACTTTGTTGCTTTACTGGACAAATAAGACTTTGATTCACGAGTGAAAGTATATGTTGTTGGATAGATGGATTTGACATAGCATCTGCTGGTATTAAATCTAACAACGGTTCAAACAATGTGAAATTGTAGTCTGGGCATAGCAACAGACGATCGGTTCTATCTAAAAATACGGCATTGTTGTCTATAATCATTAACTGATTTTCTAAAATATAAGCCTGTTCCTGACGCGAATAAGGTTTTGTTCCTTTTACAGTAATCGCCCTCATAATACGAGGCATAATCTTATGTAGCGATTTGCGATAATTGCCTGCTCCATCTACTACACAGTCCGGTCGTGTAAAAAGGGGTCGGTTGAACTTGATATTGTGTTGTTTTTCAATCCATGAAATTTCCTGATGAGCCCAGTCTTTATGACTTGCCGTATATACAAAGAAATGGACGTTGTTATATATTTTTTTCATGGCATGAACAAAGCTTGCTACGCCTGGACGAACAAGACTTTGATCCGGACTATACGCCCGTGAACAAGTTGAAATAGACGGCACTCTGTAGCCCATTTTTTTCAATATTGTAAGAAGACTGTACTGTTGTGTCTGATAGGAACAATTGCCTATTAGTGTCCCGTCAATATCAATGACAAATACATAGGGAAGGTCTATACCCATACTCTATAGTAAGGGTACGATTTTCTATGCGGCAATCGGTAAGGAAGACGCCGGAGCTACACATTTCACACGGATCTCGCGTAGTTCTTTGGATAATTTGTCATAGGTTGAGGTAAGCTTATATAGAAGCGCTATAAGTAAAATGATTACGATAACTGCGACAAGGTTCATAGGTTCTACGGTATATATCTGTATTTAAGAGAGATGATATATATTCAAGCGTACGGTAAAATATTTTCTCTATCTCTATTTGAGTCACTTATCCCTCTCCCCAAAAACAGCGGGGGGGGAGAGGAGAAGGGAGGGAGACTCATAAAAGGTGGTTTGACCGGTAAATTATAGGTACCTATTTTGCGATTAAATTGAGAATTTTAATTGATAATTTAGTATCTAAAATTAATTTAAATTACACAAAACAATGAAAAAATTACATTGTTTTATGCTTAAAGTAAAAAGCTTGAGATTTACATTCAACAGCATTGAAAAAAAACGCCTTTTTATTTCCATAATTTTAAAAAATTTCAAAAACTTTCAAAAACTTTCATAAAATGTTGAAATTTTTCAATGCTGTTGAATGTAAATTCCGGCTTTTCATTTTTAAACATAAAAACGACATAATTTTACATAAAGCAATGTAAAACTCATTTTTATTTCAATTTAATCGCAAATTACCGATTAATTATCATTAAATTAGCTATATAGGCTATATTAGGGCATTTCAGACATCTTGCCTTTAGAGGGTTTGTACTGTTAGAGGGTATTTTTATCAATTTATTCGGTAAATGTTCAATTAAATCTTTTTTATACCTAAAATGTCAAATTTTAACAATAATAATGATATTTATATATTCATACTATAATTTTTTACAATAAATTTTTTATAATATAAATGTAATATTTCTATATTTTTAGAAATAAGAGGGTAAATCAACATTTTTTAATCGGTACTTTATAATTAAAATGGAAAAACCTTGGTGGTAACTCAACTTTGTAAACTTTGTAATTGTTTATAGGAGTCTAATTTAACTCATTTTATTCGGTAAATGTTCAATTAAATCTTTTTTATACCTAAAATGTTAATATTTTAACAATAATAATGATATTTATATATTCATATTATAATTTATTATAATAATTGTTTTATAATATAAATGTAATAATTCATTATTTTTAGTAATAAGAGGGTAAATCACTCTATTTTAATTGATAATTTACTATTAAATAAAAAAACCTTGGTGGTAACTCAACTTTGTAAACTTTGTAATTGTTTATACGAGGCTACTTTAAATCTAATTTAATAGTAAATTACCGATTAAAAATGAAAAGGAGGGCCTATATGCCTATTTTTACATTTTTATCATTCATAATGTAATAATGCATCATTTTTAGAAACAATCAATAATGCTGTAGAACTATTTAAAGCAGAATATGGTAATAAAGCATAACATATAATCGTAGCATAATAAATAGTACAAATAGTACAAATAGTATAAATACAATGAGAAGAACTAGTAAATCTGTAGAATCATTATCTGATATTCTTCACAAGATCGAACAGCAACCACTTACGAGTCATACAAATATTACTATGCAAACATACCCTATTTCTGTAAAACGACAAGGGGTACTGTTTGAATTAATAGAAGTAAAACAAGACATTTTATCAATTCGCTATATCACAAATGATGAATATCCATCTCTATGGCTTACGAGTGACGGTAAGATAATTACTAAAAAAAATAATTGGTATGGTGAATTATTAGAAGTTTCCTATGTCCCAATACAACCTGTTAGACATAGTAGTATATGTATAATGACAGACCGAAAAACGGACGGCAGTCTGGTAATAATATTTGCGGACCGTGTCAATAATCTTACGAATATTCATTATGTATCTAATAAAAGTAAAACAAGTACCCTTTCCAATGTAGAAGGGTATATAGAATGTATACCGTCTTTAAGTGTAATTAAAAAAGTACATTGGGGCCTTAATGGAACACCTGAAGAAAAGATAAGGGAACATATTTCAGAATACTATACGATTACGGGGCGGGAAAAAGATCGTATCCTTATAAAAGTTATTATAAATGATATAAAAACTGCTATACCAGATTTTAAGGAAAAGTTAGAGCCTATATTATTGGATATGGGGGTACAAAAGAAACGATATACTGCTGGTATGTGTTTTTCAGGTATAACAAAAAGGGATGACACTATAAATAATACCACCATTTATGATAAGGTAGATGATCTTAAAAAACAACATCGTAATTTAAAAAGGGCATTCTGGCTATATATACAGTCATTGCCTACAAACGAATGTATTGAAAACGACATTATGCCATTGATTATATGATCTTGTGACAAGTAAAACGATATGTGTTTTTACAACAAAAATTAAGAACAAATACAATAAACAATAATAATATTATTTTTAACACACGAACATGTAGCCATATTAATTAACAAATACCATAGCTCCCATACCTGACATTACTCTGAAAATATTGTAATAAGTAGCATATGCCACCGACTGATATTCAATATTTGTATCCGTAGGCATATTCATGGTAAGATATAGTTGTATTTTGTTAATCATAGATGCATTAAATGTACCACTTGGTTGATTTTTTTCGGGATATAGGGAAAAACTGTATACTTGAACACCGTCCCGAGGACTATTGGTATGATATTGGTAAGGTTGCATTTGATTAAAATATTCATACGACTTTTCCTCAAAACGATCAAGACCATTCCACATGACTTTCGCAGTTTTCAAGATAATTTGTGTTGTCTGGGAGGCATCATAAGGCATATTAAATGTAAAATTGGTCCATTCATTGTAATCATTAACATCATTTCTACGCAAGATCCATATGATCTCCTTTATAGGATTTTGTATAATAAGATCCATTACACCTACCGTTGTAAAACCGGATGTTTCCATGCGATATACGCGTTCTACAAGATAATCGGTTGAAGTTGCCGCCACCTGACGGCGTTCGTCGTCATCTAAAAATATATAATTACAGTCAAGATATCCGTCAATATCAATAAGAGCATTGGGTCCGCCACCACCCGGAACTAAGAATCGCCCAATAGATACATCCGCATTAGGATACAAAGCTCTATATTTAGATGGACTATAGTATATACCACTCTCTGTATCATAAACCTGATATAGATCTTCTATGCCTCTAAACTCAAGTGAAATTTCAACATTCTGATATTGCAATGCTACGAGAGGCAGTGCCAAACCCGGATTTTTTGTAAACCAAAAATTTAACGGCATAAAGAATCGCTTCGACGGTATGGACGGTGTAGCTACACCATTCACGACTGTATATGCCGGATAGTATTGATAATCTAACCAATTATTTTCAATTACGATACGATTATTAAGAGCAGTAGGATTTGTAAATTCATAAGTATTTCCGGTCATTTTATCATAAGCAGTACGCTTACTCGTCGTAAGAGTTAATTCATTCCATATATCAAGCCACTCACCGTATTGAATATCTATAAGATTTGTATCAACTCTCACAGAAGCAGAATATATCATATAATTGGCAACCTTATCAATCCATTTGAAGCGAAGATTTCCATCAGAATATATGGCAGGCAATTGAAATGCGAAAAATACATCGTACAACAGATCTGCTATACGACCAATTCTACAAGTTGCAATTGTATGAGATGACTTGTCAAGGACGGGTTTAGTTAGAAATGTTTGATGTACAGACTCCATAGCAAAATTGGTATGCTTACGATATACGAATTGGAAATAGCTTAATTTAGCAGAACCCGTAAGATATATATCTTGTTGCCCTCTGGCAACAAGTTGCATTAGTCCTCCAGGCATTGTGTTGTTTGGTTACTACTCTAATGAGATATTAGACATTTTCGGCTTATATCAACCTTAAAATAAAAAAATGAATAATCTCAGCTGTTAAATTATTAATACTTGATAATATGAAGAATAATACAGACTGTATTGCGGTGATAAGAACATTCTACTCTCCGGTAGATAATAACAAAGATGATGAGCTTGTATATACAAAAGAGTTTATCTTCCGCGACTGTATTAATTGTAGAAGATACTGTATTGATTTTGATGTGAATAAAAAAAGATCGTATATTTCTAATATAACGGAACACGAAACTGGTTTCTTTGATAGAATTTCAGAGGCGTCTTCGGGTAAAACACTATTTAATACCTATGTATCCGAAGGTATTGATCCTGTACCAGTGAAGAGCATCCAATACAATCAAAAATATGAATATTTACACGAATTCTTTGTAATCTATAACGGTGTATATGATGAATATTCTCTTATAAAATCATCACAGGGAGACGGAGTTAGTATTAATTATAATAGTAATTATATGGTAATTAAAAATTACGACGAGGATGACGAGGATGACGAGGATGACGAATATGACGACAATTATGATAAATACAAGTAAAAAAATAAATATCAAAATAAAAATAATAGTTATTTTTGTTCTCTTTTTAGAGTTGCTATTTTTTCAATACATGCCTTTACATCGTCATACAAGCATGGAATATCAGGATACATACTTTGTAGGAAGGATGAATCCAATTGATTATTAGATCTTTTACTTTTAAGTATAGCATCTTGCTCGTCAATTGTAAAATTTTTCCAAGTTTTTGTTGGATCAACAATATCCCTATAGAGCGAAAGTATTTCGTTATGTTCCATAATGCCTGGGTTCGCGAGATTAATTGTTCCCGTCGTTCCCTTTTCTATCATATCAAGAAGCACTGGCAACAATGTGGGCAGAACAGTCATCGTATTCGGTATACTACAAATCTTTTCATATTCCACAATCTTTGTAATAAAATTACGCGGCGCCATATCATCCGTAATAGGCATACGGATCCTTACATTCAGCGTGTTGCTTTTTACAAGTTTCATAAGACGATCTGTAAAGCCCTTGACAACGGAATAAGATGAACCGAAGAAATCAGGCTTAGCGTCTTCTGTATATTTGTTCTCTTCTGGATTACTGCTAAAGATACAGCCCGTTCCCAGATAGGTAAAATGAATCCCGCGTTCCTTACATAGCATAGCAAGTGAGATAGGGGCATATAGATTGTCTTTTACATTTTCTACCAGTTTTCCAGGCTGTTCAAGATAATCAATTGTATTGATACCCTCACCATGCGTACGACCAATAAAGGAAATGACGCGATCGGGTTTGACAGAATCTAATAGCTTTTCCACAGCTTCCGTGTCATCTGCTCTCACATCGGGACATAGGATCTCGTGTTGATTTGTTTGTAATAGCGGTAGGAAGTATGATGCTATCCATCCGCGTGATCCAAAAAATAGAATTTTCATTTTTAGATTATATATAAATATATATGTAATAATTGCTTATTATACTTTTATTTTTACTTTTACTTAAGTTGATGTAAGTTGTCTCTTAGTACCATTTGTAGATGAAAGATCGTATAGATAACTTAGTAAAGATGTCCCCGACGGAGGTGTAGCATAATTTTTACTAAATCCAGCTTGATACATTGAAACGATATTTCGTGTATTTAATACATAGTTAAAATAGGATAAATCTGCCATCATCATCTTTTGAACTTGTGTGTTTGAAGCTACTTTTGTTGTATTAGCAGTTCCATCTTTTGTCCAATTTAACTGGGGAAATACATATAGGTTTCCATTGTTCGGTTTTAATATAGATGGAGTTACGTCCGTTTGATCTAATTTACTATCTACATATTGGTCTAATTCAAGAACACCATTTATGTATATATGTACGCGCGTCTTATTTCGTATTGGAAGAGAATCAGCTGGATAGGTATCCTGAATAACGACCGTTACCATAAACCATTTCTTATTAAAATTCGGTCTGCTCTTAAAGCCTCTAACCGACACCTTGTATGAGTTTGCTTCATCCCAATCTTTGTTTCCCACATCACAGCGATTTTTTGATCCTTCATGAACAATATCAGGAGAGGCTTGTGTATTAAATTCTACGGTAAGTGAATCGCCTTTATTTTCCAATTTTATAAGGGGACATTTTACATAAACATCGTGTTTATCACTATTACAAATATTTTTATATTTTACAACCTTATCCGTACCACGCAAGAGCAAAACAACATCCTGTGTACTCAGTCCTGTATCCGGTGTTGTCGTAGTATCCGTATCTGTATAGAACCCTGGATCTTGATAGATCCAGAAATTATATGAAAATTCAATGCCACCAGACTGGTTCACAGAAGGTCGCAGATCCATATAAAGGCCTCCATTGTCTATTGTTGTACTATACGTTTCTTTATTTGAAATTGCCATATCTTTTACGCCCTTGAATATATCCAGGCGATTCTGTAGTTTGTTATTTTGCCTGAGCGAATTAAGAGCTTCGCGATTAAATACATAGTATGCCAATATGAATAAGATAAGCACAACAGCAATAGCCGCTAATATCTGTAAGGTTGTACCAAGAATAGCCATTCAATATATCTATATTAACATAAAGAAAACATTACTTTATCTTAATAATAAATATATATATATATGCGTATTACAACCGTTATTAATATAAAAGGAAACCGTATTCCGTCCAGTATATCAAGTAGTTCATTATATACTCTTTCTTCTCAAAATACGATGATGGGATTTCATAAACGAGTAAGGCAAAATAATTTAGATATAGATACTTCGTGTACAAAAACAAATTTACTGCTTTTTGTTTACCAACAGGACGCGATAGATGTTGTAAAGACGATGGAAAACACACAAGGAAAATTATTACGATTTACAAGAGATATTGATTTTATTAATCACAAGAGTGCTATACTCGACAATATAAACGATATAGATGTATCCAAATATAAAATAAATAATAGCAAAGTATCTATGAATATTGAAGCAATTCCGTATAACTATTTAGAAAAATTATGTAATATTCACTATTTTGATATGCTTATTGTTTATAATAAGACGATAACTGAAATAGCAAATGATAGATATGAATTAGATCTCGAATGTTATGAATTTAATACAGTGGAATTACCAAATAGAATGATTCAAGAAAATATGTTAAGAGATTTATTGTATTAACCAAAAATTTCAGGTTTTCGATATACGGGATTACGAACACCGTATTGATTTGTCATACTTCCAATTCCAATCGTATTGGCAAACTTTCCGGCGGCGGTAAGATAGATTGGACCCTGCGTGTATATATTGTACATATCCTGCACATTAAGATCATAATTAAAGAATTGTACGAGGGAAACAAGACCAGAGAATCCTACTCCTGTTGAACTTTCGCTTGATCCACCTACATACACATTGCCCTTTCGGTCAAGCGACATATTTGTTAGCTTTGGTGTTACTTCAAATGTTTGAATTGTGGCATCCGTGCTCGAGACAGGTAGAGTTCCAGTTACAGTTACTTTTTTGTTTGTCGTACTTGTTTTTACAAGCTCGCCGTCTACATAAGATGCTATGCTTCCTCCATTTACATTTTCATTTACAACAACACCTATATGTACCCACCTTTGAATAGGTACATAATCCACTGTTATACCTCGCATAGCAGAAGCATATTGTAGTTTTACAAAATTGGTTTCATTGGCAAGTTCTGTCTTATCTGTTTCTTGTACTGACTTGCTGTCTATTGTATCAAACGCTATGTATAGTTTATTAATAGAAGGATCCATGAATACTGTGGGTGATCCAGACATAGCATCTTTCTCGTCGCCACGGTGGAGGACATGCTTCATAATACCAGAGTTTTTGTCAAGATTATGGATGTACATCCAGAATGAAAATGAGAATCGTTTTCCGTTCAATGCATCAGGAATATCTGTACCATTTCCCCTTGTTACAACGGAACCGAGAACAGGATTCTCTGTTTCCGGAACAATAAACGATTTACGATCAATCGATTTTGTCTGAACAATACGATATATAATCCATCCTACCGTAAAACCTACAACAACGGTTATAATCAGACCAAGAACAACCATTATTTTTTTACTTTTTAAAAAACCCATCACACCTGATGATACTGTAGAACCTGTGGATGATTCATACATAGATGGTGATAAATCAGACCTTTGTTCTGCGTTCATGTGTTATTATCTGTATCTACGGAAGAAAATTTCTTATTCTTCTTATTTTTCATGATTTTCTTTAGTGCATAGAAATAATTGCCAACATGTTTCCATGGAAAATTATCATGATAAGACTGTTTTTCCATTTTTTTATGAAGTGACATTTGACTTAATGCCTTTGTAAAATCGGCTAAAGAAGTGTCATTTCCATTTTTCTTTTTCTTTAAATTTTTAAGGAGAAAACAAGGAGCCCTACATAGATGCTCTGTGTATATAGAATTACCTATTTCATCCGTATTTGTATATGTATGTACAGATGTATTGATCATCGTATCCCATTCTGTCATGCATTTTAAAATTTCAGAATATATTTTCCCCTTCTGCGCTTTTGTACCTTTACGCATATCTATTTCTGCTGGAAGATTTTCATGAAACCGTAATGGATTCATCCATAGATCTTCTTCAAATAACATATGCGCTATTTCAATACTTGGATCGTTATATAGAGTATCAATATCAGGCATCCGGTCTATGATATATGTTTCGTCGGTAGTAGTAGTACGGTTTTTCTTTAGTAATTCATATTCAAGTGAATTTAAAGCATGTAACATATTCCCATTTACACTTTCGGAAATGGCAAGAAGAATTTCTGCGGATATGGATATATTACACCTTTTCGTATGAGCAAGTAGCATTAACATCACATCCGTATCAGATGGCTTTTTTAAATATATGGATTTACAATATCGTTTTAAATCGCCCAGCTTTTTCTCCACATTTGTATTACATGCTATGATGATTGGAATATATGGTAATGCTTTGTTATTTGTAGCATTTATAAGATTATACAATACAGAGGGCATATTGCGATCATTGTTTATAAGTATTTCAAATTCATCTATAAAGATGATCTTTTTTCTGATCTGTTGTAATAATACATCTTCCAAATTTGTAGAAGACATCTTTACAATAAGATCATCCATCTCTTTTGTAGAATGACACGTAGAACTGTCTATCTTTTTGATAGTAATACCAATTTTTTGGCATATTGTTTCTACACCATATGTTTTTCCAACTCCTGGAGAACCAATGATTAATAAACATGCTGAATTGTTTAGCTCTTTTTTAGGATTATCTATACTGTCGTGTAGCCATTTATAAATCTCCTCAAAATAAAAAGTATTCCCAAATAGATTAACATCATCTGTTATCATTTTCTTCATTGTAAATTATATTATATTTTTATTCTTAATTCTCAATTCTCAATTCTCAATTCTCAATTTTACAAATATCCGTTCATATATTTAAGGCTCGTACATAACAAAATCAAGCCAAGTGGCAATAATGTACATAATTATACCTGCCAGAGGGACAATAAACCCAAAAGCGAACATATTTGTATTTTCATCATTGTCCATACCCCATCTTTTAAGACGACCGTCGTGTGTAAACATAATAGCAGGTCTTATCAATAATAGGATGATAATAAAAGTTATATATAGCAAAAGTGCCACATGTAGTCTTGTTAAGTTTAGGGATATCATTATTTAATTCACTACATGTGTCCTAGAAAAATATTCACTCGTGATGTGTAGAGTAATCGTATCCACCGTTTCGTTGTATCATACATAAAAATAAAATGGATAAAATGGATATATTATATACCGTTTCTTTGCTATTTGTCATGATAGCATTAATTGTAATTATATTTAGGATGGATTCGCGATATAATAAGCGTAAAATGATTGTTGTATTGGATAAGAGACAACGTCATCCTTACCGTTATATGTATCATTCACAACACCGTGGTAGAAATATGCTTAAAAATTATAGAAGAGAGAGATTTGAGGATATATCCATTGATATCAATAAACAAGTACTTACAACAAGCCTAACAAATATGAAGCCCATACTTGATGAAAGATCTCAAGAAGTAGATATTGATTTTATGGAAACGATGGTTGGTGTTCTGGAAAAGGGGACAAATATTCCAAACAATTGGCAGGGTACCACACTTTGTATAGACGACATATATCTAAATAGAGTCATGTCCGGCAATAAAGGAACACATACAAAAATAAAAAAGGAGGGATATTTTGTTAGACTATTACACCGTGATAATAAAGATAAAATGAATTTACCTTATGATATTGTAAATAAAAAAATAGGAGTATTTGATATATGTGAAAAACATCTCGTACAGTCTATTGCTTACGGATATCGTGTTCAAAATATAGAGCCAATTATTAATGTAAATTTTATTCCCAAAAGAATGTGGAACAATCTTGAAAAGCTTTTATTAGACGAATATGATATTATATTTGCCTATATAATACAAGGTAGCGAATTTGAAAAACTAATATATTCACAAGAAGTTTATATAACCGGTTTTGATAAACTGGATATATCCAGAGTAAAAATTACATATCCTTACATAACGATGCGAGATTCGTATATGGAAGATGTATATGATTGGAAAGCAATTAAAGTACCCAAGGCGCTCTATAAAAAAGAAGGAATTATAAATCTTTTATGGTTTTCACATAATCTATTTATCATTGGAGAACCGAAGAATGCTCCAGTAACATCTCCAAATATGGAAACATTTATAACACGACTTACTGTTTCAAAGGAGATGTCAGATCCAGCATATCGGTGCTATGGGGATATAACAAATGAGAATAGAGCCCTTTGTAATTCATCGTATGATCAATTGGGAAGACCGAAAGAGTACCAAACATATTGGGATATTCCTTGTACAGAAAATGAAGAATGTCCTTTTTATAAAGCAAATAAAAATTACCCAAATAGTTTTGGCGGGTGTACACAAAATGGTACTTGTGAGTTCCCAGTTGGTATTAATAGGCAGGCATACATAAAATATAAAGACGAATTTCCATTTACACCTTTTTGTTATGGTTGCGATGAGAACATAGAAGACTGTTGCAAAGATCAAAAAGAAAATCCTGAAAAATATCCTCAATTGTCTTCACCAGATTATGTTTTTCCAAATGATATTACACAAAGAGGTCCAAGAGGTCTTCAAACCACATTGAAACTCGTCTAAAAATATAAAAATCTCTTACGAGAATTTTGTATTTAGTATTTAGTATTTAGTATTTTAATTTCGTATTTTTCCATAGACCGTATTTATTTATCTCGTGTTCGCTTGTTATTTTTACTACATACCGTATCTTCCTCATTATCTTCATTCACTCTCTTTTTTTTACCGTCGTTTTCTACGATAACATCCTTATTATTGGCATCTTTTTGAACAGAATATCTATATGACAGTAGCAAATTGTTCATATTAATTTTCATACCACGAATACCTTCACATACACGCATTTTCTCAACACGAGTTAACATTGTCCATATAGCACCAGATATATGTCCTCTTAATTCATATGCTCTATTTTTCTGCTGTACAGTCATTTGATCCATAGGGATCATTTGTACCATATATGTATTGTATACAGGATGTTTGAAGACCGGAGGGACCATTCCTCTAAATAACATTTCAACAAGAGTATTCCACCTATCTCTTGGAATAATGAGTAGCATCATCTGTGGAATACATAGCTCATGAATATTAGGACAATCTATACCGTTGTCAGCACAATAGCTCATAATTTTTTTACGACACATATCATAATCGCATGAATATCTTTCAACTTTTTGTAATAGTATATTTGATTCTTCTAGATATTCTAAATAATAGGGAATTACTGCTTGAGGATGGAGTATATTTTGAGCCATTTTTAATACTTAATATTTATCATTTTCTCTCTATTTCAAATTTTATAATAACAATCATAAAAATAATAAAAATAATAAAAATAATTAAAATACCGATACATAGTAAGGTGCTGACAAATATATATTAATAATTATGAAAAAATTGAGTAATATCCCGCTTTTAACTGTATTACTTTTATTATTAGTATCTATACTATTAATGGTAAGAAATAGAGAATATTTTGCTATTCCAATAGCTGATAATGAAGTTTTAGCTCAAAAAAATCCGACAGATAATATATGGGATCGGCAAGAAATTCAAGATAGTCTTCCTATTGATTATATTGTTCAATATCCAAATACGTACTATTATGAGCTTAGTAATGAAGAATTTCTAAACGCTCTTACACATACATTTATTAGATCTATGATACAGATGAATGGCGCCGAATGGACAATCGAAACTCCTGTAGATAGATCTCATATTCCTCCAAAAGATATATCTTCTGGATATAATTTGATTGTTCCATGGCTGGAGGAAAAAATTAACTCTTCTGGTAATTTTAATATTCCTGGTGATAAAACAGCTCCGTTTCAAATAATACATGATTATTGGAAATCGTGGTCATCAAGTATATTCATACCAAATCGTTTTCTTTACACCGTAGATGTACTCATATTCCGTGAAGCAAAAAATCACGCGAAACACACGTCGTTTAAAATTGTCGTAGAGAATGAAAAAATAAAAGGCATTATAGAGATGGGTATAGTAGGCATTGTATTTGAGGATAAATTTGGGCTATTTCCCGTCTCACATTCAGATAAAACAGATTTAGAAAATCTGTATCAACCATATGATGCAGACCCTTTAGCGTCAAATCCTTCTACATTGATTGATGACAATGTTGTAAATATAGAGATTGACAAACGCGAACGTGATAATAAACGTGTTGAAAAAATTAATAAATATTTACAACAAACAACAGAGGTGTTATAATACGATTCTTACCAATCATAGAAATTATCTACATTGGCTTCGTCAGGATCTTGTGTTCGCATTTCAAATTCAAGTGCTCCTTCCAGATCTGCTCGTTCATCTTCTGTTTGCATATTTGTAATATTTTCCACAATGTTTTCCAAAGTAGCGCCTGTACTTTCTATATCAATACGAATTCCTTGTAATTTTGCCTGTTTAATAATCTTGTTCAGCTCTGGATTTAGCTCGTATTTTTTGATAGATTCTATCTTATTTTTCTCTCGTATTTCAGATATTTTCTTTTCGATCTCTTCCATGGAAGGTGTAGATCTCATCTCTATATGTCTTTTTAGTTCCTTACCAATATAGGAAGCAGTATCTTCTATAAAGTTAGATTTTACAACCCTATTAATGGTAATGGTCTTTTTGTTATGTTCTACATCACCAGGTAAGCATAATGTTCGGTAAAATACATACTGTACGATTGATTTCAGTTCGCCTATTTCGTTTTCAGGTATAGTTAAACTTTTAATTAAATCCATTATGTCTTTCGCCTTTTGAACTTCCGTATCTATAAGATTTGTTTCTATTTCGTACAGCATTTTGGGATTTACAATTGATCCGGATATAGCTTCTTTTAAATTTTTTGAATACATATAGAAATCAAAACATACTTGAGTAAATAATCCAAATATTTCTTGAATAGACATGCCTTCCATATTTTTTAACATCTTTTTATCCATTTGAGTATTTGTAGTTTTATACAAAGCTTCCAAATATCTATTTGATTCGTCATCTAATTGTTGAATAATTTGACGATTCTCAATGTTCATAATTTTATCTTTTATATTTTGTGGAATAAATGGCATTTTTACAACGCTTTCTTTCCAATCTATTATTGGTTCTGCTGCCAATGGTTCTTCTTTGATGCTTTCCATTCCTAAATCCTTTTCCAATTTCTTGAACTCCGTTTTGATTATAGGAATACCATAATAAATAAGACCAGGGCGTCTTTTTTGTCCTATACGCTCGCGTGCGAAGAAGTTTTTTGAAGCAATTAGCCGTTTGCTAAGATTGTTTGCTGCCAGATAGTCTAAATCAAGACGCGTATAACAGCAACCAAGAATATGTTTATGGCGTTCCTTAACATCTCTTAGAATGCTTGGTAATAATTGTAAGCTTTTGATGTAAGGTTTTAGAAGTTCATTTGATGTGAATATTTTTTGTTTCTTCAGTTTTATAATTGTATCATATGCTTCATTTGCTTCATCTACCATAAGTTTTCCTTGATATACAACTTCCCTATATGCTTGTTTCTTCATGGCATCTATTTCATGAGTAAAGTGTATAAAACCCACTTTGATCATATCTATAAGTTGATCATTTGAATAATCATCTACGAGATCGTGAATATTTGGTATATCATGACCTTCGTCGTGTAATATACAAACGAAATATTTCAAAACTCCTTTTTTACCTTCTCTTCCTTCTTCAATTGGAAATCCTATACCTGTAAGTTCGCTCTTACAAGGACCATTTGTAATTTCTTGAAGTAAAAACATATCATCCAGCATTAACGACTGGACATGAATGATCCAATAGGAAATAAACATAAAGAATAATTTATTACGCTGTTCTTTTAGTTTAATCCCAGCTTTTTGGTATGCGCTTTTTATGATTGTATGTTGATCAATTGGAAGAATTTTGATCGCCTCTTCCAAGGAACTCTCTGTTATTTTATCAATAATATCCTTGCGAATATTGTTATTAATCTCATACATAGCAATACCGATATCAATAATGGGAGGAGCGCGTTGTATCATCATTTTTATAAATTCATGAGGATTCCATGGCATATTTGTAAGTCGTTGTATCCGCGTAAGTATTTCACTTAAACTGCTTAATATTTTTCCCATAGGACTGGTATTATATTTTTCAAGGGCAAGGGTGAGCTCATCTTCCTCTTCTTCTAATTCTACATCGTCCTCGTTTTCTGGTTTATTTTCAACATAGGCGTCTACGCTTTCAACAACAAAATGTCCTACAATATCTGCTCCCAATGTTTCGTCAATCGGCTCAAATCCTTTTTTCAATTCATCTTTATCTGTATATTCTTTTACAAATGAACCGCTATTAAATAGTTCATATGCCTGTTCTGGATCAAGTGTTTTGGCAGAAAATGTGCTCTTTTTCATAATAGCATTTTCAAGATCTGTAAATATTTTTGTTTCACCACTCCCTTGCAATGTCTGTACAGCGACTCTAAATTCAGAAAGCAACATCCTTTCATCCAGATTTCTTAACATTTGGATATCTTTGATAAATTCGTCCAATTTGTATGATCCATTTTCCAAACCTTGTAGTTTTTTAGATAGAGGTATATATAATTCTGTTTTAAAGGGCTTTGCCAATACCATAGCAATGGCATTATTTATCAGTTCCGAATAAAGTGGAGCATCTGATGCCACATTGAGGCGCGATATAACACTATCCCAAAATAGCTTATGAAGCTTCACATAAGAAGTCTCGCTTATTTTGATATCTCGTTTCTCAATTTCAATTTTACCTCCTTTCTTCTTTTTCTTTTCTTTCTTCTCAGCCTTTTCTTTTACTCCCTTCTTCTCTTTCTTTACAACCTTCTTTTTCTTCTCTTCCTCTTCTTCCTTATCCTTTTTTACCTCTTCTGCTTCCTCTGCTTCTTCTGCTTTCACTTCGTCTATATCGGTATAATCAAGCGACTTTATCGTATCATATAAATCGTAATATGTATCTATATCTATATCTTCAAGATTCCTTCCATACAATTCAAAAAGAATACGAAGCGAATGGATATTACTTGTATTTTTTGGATTGATTTGGTTGATAATATATTTGAAAGACGGTACTATGGTTTTTGTAAAAATAGTAAAATAATCTAAATCTGTTTTATTACTCCCTTCTTTTTCTGCTAATTCTATTATTTTAGATTTATCTACATCTTTTTTACTAACAACACGGTCTGTCAAAGTTCGTACAGACGATTTTTCTATATGTTCATGAATATACATATTATTGACATGGTTCGCCTCATAGAAATTACCAGATAGAACACTGTAGTTTTCTTTATCTGCTTCAAGACGTATATTTTCATTGTTCTCACCACTCTCCTCGCTTGTAAGATTAATAAGAATTCTCTTTCCACGAGGAATATTTATTTTGTTCTCATTTTCAATGCTCTCTATTTTTTCAAATGGTTCATGTAATTCTGCCTTTATTTGTTCGCGTATTCCATAACTTGGATTCTTCTTTATATTTTCAAGAGTACTAAAATATTCTTGTTCGCTTTCTTCTGTATCAAATGCTTTTCGTTTGGCATTTACATTGTAAATAATATGCTTAAAATATCGTTCAAAACGATCGGTTGGATTCGTAATATTTTTATGAAGATCAAAATATGTATCTGCTATAGCAGGTCTTTCTTCAAACATTCGCAGCAATGTGTTATATATCTCTTCATCTGAAAGTGCTACAAAATTAGGATTTTTTTCCAAAAGCTCTTCTATGCTTACGATCTCTCGTATATATATTTCTGGAAGTTCTTCATCAAGATATACCCAGTTATCTTGTTGTACAGACATATTCTATAAAAAGAAGCGTTTATCCTTACATTATGATATTATTTTAATACATTTTTGATTTACCCATATCTATATGATTATGCCTTCTTGACAGGCGCTTCTTTCTTTGTTTTTATTTTTTCTTTTTCTTTTTCTTCTACTTTCCCCTTCTTTGTTTCCTGATTCATTTGAATAAATCGCAACCATTCGTTTGATACACCTGTCATGGTTGTACGAATCCATGAGCAATTATCCATGAGCAGAGACCAAGCAAAAGATACATCTCGTTTAATCGTCTTATCTTCAAACATTACGCGCAACAACATCGTCGGGTCAAGTGGATGAGGACAAATATAACCTACATAGGAAATCTTTGTATCTTGGAACATCTGCCCTTCACGCACATGACGATTGAACATAAGAGATTGTAGTAAATTTCCCAGAGTATCATCTTCGTTTTCAAATGTAAATTCAAAACCATTTTCAATCTCCTTGCATACAACATACTCTTCTTCGTGTTGAATCGCCTTATCCAATTTGCCAATAATACTATCCAATGCTTTTACAAAGATATATCTAGCAGCTTCTATTTCTTTCATTGCTCCTCCATTTTCTATTTCAAAGGAGAATTCAATTGCTATAGGTTCATTATATTCATTTTTAATATACGCTCTTTCCTTATTAAGAATCCCGTCTGCTTTTTCCGCTTCCACTGGATCTTGAATGAACAGAAAGGAGCACATAGATACGGAAGAGAAGGAAGCATGATTTTTAGCAGTTGATTTTACGGGACGGGCGATAAGATTAAGTAATTCGCTTGATCTCAACCTTGTAATAAGAACCGGGCTGTTTGATATTTTATTTGCCGGAAAGATCGTTCGCAGTTCTTTTTCAGTAAGCATTTTATCATCCCTTGTGCCCTTGAAATCGTGTGTAGTCACATCAATTGTAACGTCTTTCTTGTTTTCTACAGAGAGCGTGAATTCATAAAGTCCCTCTTGAAAACCATCTATTTCTTCTTCCGTCATATGAAGAGGTATCATACCAACTCGGTGCGCCATAATCTCATTATGAAGAGGTCCTGTATTTTTAATGATATCAATGGTTGTTTCGCCTTCCCCGATAAACCCAATGGTAGGAATATCGGATAAGATTGTACGCCGAATAGAATTCACGATCGCTAAATCCGTATTTAGAATATCAAAGGTAACGCGCCCGAAAAGCGGGGCAATACGAAGATTTTGAAACATGATTATTTATATAATTTATTTGCTATGTTTGCTATTATATTGTAAGAGTAAGTATCCATCATATTTTATGTTTATACCATTTTGTGAATAGAACAAAAATAATCCATGTGCGTTATAAATATGCGAAGCAAAATCTTACAACTAAACAGTAATAAACATTAAGTAAGCCGCATAATGATTCTTTTTTATAGCGACTATTGTAATCATTCTAAAATGCTTCTTGACACGATACAGCGTCTTCAAGTAAAATGTATAACTCTTGTGTCTGTGGATGGATTGCGTGTGAATGGAAAGAAAGTGCCTCCTCAAATACATTCTGTTCCGGCATTTATGATCATGCCTTCTAAACAGTTATTATTTGGAAAACAAGTATTTGATTACTTACTCTTACCAGGTAAGGGTATTCTTGTATCCGGTGTTGCCAAACAGCAACAAATAGGAAAGGAAACGCCGCAGGAATCAGGCGAACCTAGCGCATTTACAATGAATATATCTAATCTTTCAGGTGATAGTTATTCATATATTGAAGACGGTGGGGTAAATAGTCATCGTAATTATGCATGGGCATCCATCAACGATGATTCCACTACATCATTGTCGTCCTCCCAACCATCAAACGAGACTACGACATTACAGTCAAATACTCGTATAAAAAAAGAGGTACTTGATTTTGAAGAATTTAAAGCGAAACGAGCGGAAGACTTAAATGTTATTGTTAATACAAATGTTAGTTCTCCACCGGTAAATACTTATTAAATGAACAATTTTGTATATTTATACACTTAAAATAGATAGATGGGTCGTTCCCCATACAAGATGACCTGTTTTTTTGACAAATTTCTTAGATATACTACAATTTACCTTTCTATTTATTCAAAAATAATAGATGCTAAATATTTATTCGGTCAATCGCGAAATCTCGTTAGTGATATAAACGGAACCTGTATTTATTCACCGTATTACAATGCTGACATTATAGATTTATATGGCGATGATACTTCTACGGAAGTATCCTTACCGTTTTCGTTTCCATTTTATCAAAATACATACAATAGTATAGGTGTATCTACAAATGGTTTGATTACACTTGGAACAATATCTAATATTTATAACAATGTGATTATACCTTCCGTCTCCGTCCCAAATAATTTTATAGCAGTTTTTTGGACAGATTTAATTGTAAATAGTAAAACCATTTTTATATACAAAACAGAATCTAACGCGATTATTCAATGGACAAATATCGGCTTTTATGGAACAGAAATTCCATTGGGAACATTTCAATCCATATTATACGCCAATGGTACTATCCAACTAAGATATATCACACTCATGGGTTCGGATATGTCATTTGGATCTACTGCTACAATCGGTATTGAAAACCATAGTGGTATGGATGGAATTTGTATTTCATTCCGTACTGCTTCTCTGGTTCCGGGAACGCTTTATACTTTTACTTATAATGTCAATACGAATAGCTATACTTATGATTATATAATTGATGATAATCATATTATTTTACTTCCAAATACAATGCCTAAAATACCGAATCTCATAGCACCATATTACAATATGGTATTTTCCGCAAATAGTGTTATTACTTTCATTTGGAATTCAGATGGAGCAAACTATTATAAGCTATATGTATCATTAGATGATTTGTTGGCATATATAGTATATCAAAACAATGAGCTATATTTAGATACGCAAGATATTGCGAATCTTACCAGTTCTATATATTATTGGAAGGTATATGCTTGTAATATATATGGTTGTACAGAATCTTGTATTCAACCATTCATTATAGAAGACTTTGCGATTCCTCCTCCACCACCTTCACCTCCGCCAAGCCCTTCCCCATCATCTCCGCCTCCACCAAGTCCTCCGCCACCAAGTCCTCCACCACCCTCACCGCCTCCACCCTCACCTCCGCCACCAAGTCCTCCACCACCCTCACCGCCTCCCCCAAGTCCTCCGCCACCAACACCTCCTTCGCCTATTTCGGATGTAGTAGTTATTCAGCAAATTGCTACAGTTATGACTACGGCTATTACTACAGTTGTAGCAACAAGTGTATCTTCGGTTATCGTATCCAGTGTAGCCGGTTCGGTTGGCGGCTCTATAGGTGGCGCTTCTTCGGTTCCCTCGCCAGCAGGTATTGTAAGTATGATTGCTACTGTACAGGCTATGAATATGAAAATGAATCTTCAAATTGGAGGTACGCCAGATAAGATAAAAGGTCTTGCCAGCGGTATAGGGTGGATAAATTTAGATTTTTCACTTCCTAAAAATACGAATAGTCGTCGTCTTCTTTTACAAGAAGAAACACGAAACCCATATGAACAGGCTGGCTCTCTTTTTGTATATTCTATTTTGCTATTCTTGTTGCCATTATCTATAATACATTATTGTTCTCAACATTACTTGGTGTCAAAAAAGGAAAAAAAGATAATTGGTATAATGCTTTTCCCGCAGATTGAATTGACAATAGCAATGCTTCTCATATCTCCCTATGGAAAAATAGCAGCATCTCTATTTTTACTAAGAACACCGGCAAGTATATTTGCTGGATTTGGAATGTTATGTGTAATACCAATCCCGCTAATTATTCTTAGTATATATGCTATAAAAAGGTATATTATAAATTATAGAATCCTAAAATATGTAGAATTCAAACATGAATATACAAAAGGCGGAATAATCCGCTTAGTTCGTCAAGCAATATTGGCATCACCCAGTAAGGGATATTGGAAGAGTAAGGATCATCATCTTATGGATATGTATGGTATATTTTTTAAAACAATTCGCGGTCCAGTATATACATTCAAAGATAAGATTGTACGATATGATTCACAGAAAGGTGTATATAAATGGGGAAAAGTAATAAAGATTCATGACCGATTTGAATACATTAGAACTTATTATAAAGCCTATTTTATTCTTCGTGTCTTATTGATTTCAATTTTGTTGAATGCTTTTCCGTATAGTACAGATGGTGATATGGTACAAACAATTCTTCTAATAATATTCGTATCTATTCATGTATATTTTATGCTGTTTGTATCTCCATTAAATACTCCAAAGGATCAATTGGTTGATGTAACCTCAAATATATGTGAATTAGGATTTTATAGTTCCGGATTTTGTATTCTTATGGCCCGCCGTCTTCATTTAGAAAAAATTATTACAATGACTGAAAATGCCATGTTTGTATTTCAAATCCTTACCGTTGGAGTACAGATTATATCACAATTATGGAATGTTGTTTTCATATTTAATCTAATACAAAGTATGATTCGTGAAAAGTTCTATAAAAACCGAATAATATATACATCCTATCATATATTACTTGTTAAAAAGTACGCAAACCGGTGGCTATTATATGTACATCATCGCCCTCTAAAAGGTTGGGCAGACGCGTTTATGAGCAAATCAAAAGTATAATTTGCGTTATCTTATTCAATTGTACGCAGGATAAAAAATGATTTAAACACGAATATCCCCTTTAATTGTAAGCTTATTACATTGTAACACGATGAATTACATTGGAAAATTTAATGATACGCTCATCGAGCTTGTCGACGATCTTATTGTCGTATTTCCAAACGACAACGAATTTCGTATGTATAAGATGGCCATCAAAGGTGCTATGATAGCAGATGATACGATTGTTCATAGGGTTTTTCATGAACAAGTTTGTAATGTATATGGCGACAAGATTCTGGCCCGAGATGCTGCATTCTTTATGAATAGCGACTATGATAATATGAAACAGGAGTTTTCGCAAGCAGATAGTCTTATCAAAAAGCTAAAACAATGCTGGAGTAGTCTAACAGAAGATCAGCGTTCTGTCATATGGAAATATCTCCGTCTTCTACTTCTCCTAGACAACAAGATCCAGAATTAATTTATAAATCTGATTTATATTCATACTTGCGAGTTATTAATTTTCTTTTTTGATTTCTTTATAGGATCTAATAGATTCGCTTTTGACAAAATAGTTTGGAGGACATCGTTTGGTAGTTCGGATATATGTGGCTTGTCTTTATCCTCTTCCTTTATTTCTTCTATTTTACGTTGACGTAGTATAGGAATTAGAGTTCCTTTTTCCTTCTCGTCGATTTCTGCTTTTAGATTTCCGGCTAATTCTTCTAATTTTTTATCTTCAAGCTGTTGATATACACGACGATATGTATTCAGTGTGACATCTTCTTCAAGTAAGGCTTGAATTACAAATGGAACAGATCTCGCCTTTGTTCTTCCATAGTCTGGAAGCAATGCTCCTTTTGATAGTAAAAAAACAGCCATTTCTTTACGTTTTCCTGTATACGCAAAATCAATAGGTGTTCTTTTTAATTTGTCTTGTATATTGATATCTATCGCCTTTTTTACAAGACTACTACTTTTGCTACCCGAGCTACTCGAGCTACTCGAGCTGGTTTTATGCTTTAGTAAAAATTTCATCACATCAATCGCGCCATATTCTGCAGCATGATGTATTGCCATACTTTCGTCCTTCTTTAATTTTATATTTAGATCTGCTCCGTGTTTTAAAAGTATCTTTACAATTTCAAGTTTATTTTTATTTGGTATATTACCACTAATAATCGCATAAGATAATGGAGTCCAGGAATAGTCACTCGATAGTTCTTTATTTACATTGATATCCGCTCCATGTTCTAATAATAATTTTACTAAATTAGGATTTCCAGAAGCGGCAGCGTAATGTAAAGGAGTTATTTCTATGTTTGCTATGTTTTCTTGATGTGTAATATAATTAACATTTACATTCGCTCCATGTTCTAATATAAATTTTACACCTGTTTCATTACGAGAAAGTATTAAATCATATAACAAAGGGAATCCGTCATCATCAATCGCATCTACATCCCCTCCCTCATCTAAAGCGCGTTGCATACTCTCTATATTTCCCGTCATAAGTGCTTCATAAAATTGTTGATTAAGAGGAAATGAAAATGAAATCCAACTCATGTAAATCTAATTCTAATTAGACAGATAGAAATAAAATAATACATATTCTATATGATTTAAGGAATTTTCATTTGTTTTACTTATATATGTCCGATACTACAAAGACATCTATAGAGATTTTAGAAAAAGCAACTTTTTTGGAAGGTGATCAACCAGAAGCAGAAGCAGAAGCCCCCATAGAAATCGTCGTAGAAAACAATGTAGAAGTTAAATCCGAAGTCCCAACAGATGACGAAGGTGATCTGCCTATTTCACTTGAAAAGAAAGCATTCATCTTTAATAAGTTCTATTTTGATTTAATCAAGAAGATTAAAACAAATGCCAAACAGCAGAAAGAAACAAGCAAAGATGCCCGTAATATCCTGCGAGCAATCAAGAATTCATATAGTTCTTATGAGACTGGTTCTACGGAATATATTCAGAAGCTAACTACCAATATTCCTGAATCTTTTTGGAAAGCTTACCACGATTGTAATATTGAGGAAGCAGATAAGTTTCTTTCATCGGAAGACGCTTTATCGGCATGGCTTTATAACAGTATCAATGTATCGATGATTTCATCTTGTATGAACGATAAATTTATTATTCATCATTATCTCGTAATATTTGTTATCCTTCTTCAAGATGCCAGCAGCAACGACATTAACCGAGCTCTTGAATTGCTAAAGAGCTTCAAAGATAAGGAAGTTGTGAAAGAAATCAGCCATATTAAAAATACCACTATTTGCCGATGGGTTATTCATCTACATTCTATATATACCAGCCGTGTATCCAATATATTTAATACTCAATTCTCAGATATTGAGTCTACAAGTATTGGTAAATTGGCAAAGGAAATCATGGATGAAGTAGATATGAGCGGTATTCAAAATTCGTTATCTGGCGACGGAGACATATTCAAGGCACTCGCTGATCCAAACAGCGGGATAGCATCTCTATTGGGAACCGTAAGCCAAAAGATGATTGGTAAGCTGGCATCCGGTGAGATAAGACAAGAGAATTTGCTACAAGATGCTATGAAATTTGCTACAAAGCTTCCAGGAATGCTGCAAGGTGGCGGAGGAGCGGCGGGAGGAGCCGCGATGGATCTTAGTAAGATGGCAACTATGATGCAGAGTGTCATGGGCGGAATGGGCGGAATGGGTAAATCATCAAATGATAGTGATAATGAAGACTCTGGATCGGGATCGGGATCGGGATCCGGAATGGGCAATTTTGACATTGGATCTATTGCTCAAATGTTTCAGGGAATGATGGGTGGACAAAATAGCCACCAGAAGAAGCCATCTTCAAATGATAAACGAGCCGTCGCTAACAGTTCGGCGGCCAAGACCCTTACGAAAGATATGCGTAGATCTGCTATGGTACAGAAGATACGCAATAAGATGGAAAAGAACAAATTAAAAGAAAATATTACGGATCAGTAGTATATAGTACATAGTACATCATGTCAGAAAAAATATGGTACGAAGATGTTCCAGGACTTTTTACATCCAAAAATTATTATATTATCATACCACTCCAAAGCTTAACATTTGAAGAAAAACTAAACGCTATTGTTAGGTTTTTTATTTATTTGGGTGTAATCTTAGCTCTGGTTATGAGCAACGCAAACCATTTATTGTGGGGAATTATAGCTCTCGCAATAACGGTTATCGTATATAAATATCAAAAGAATACGAAAGAACGCGTACAGGATTACTTAAAAGACAAGCAAGTAGATGTGATTGATAATAGTGTATGTAAGAGGACAACCGTTGAAAACCCTTTTATGAATCCAAGCGTGGATGAATATGGAACAAAAGTAAATTACGAAACAGCGTGTCCTATAGAAAATGAAACCGTATATGAAAAAATAAATGATAATTTCCACAAAAGACTATTCCAAGACTGCAGCGATATATACGATAAAATGTCTTCTCAGCGCCAATTCTATACCATGCCAAATACATCTGTTCCAAACGATCAGGAAAGTTTTGCTCAATGGGTATACGGATCGCCCCCCACCTGTAAGGAAGGCAACGGATTCGCATGCATGACACAGTCGTTTGACGACGCGCAGAGACGATCCGGTAATGGAAGTGGAGGAGCAGCATAATTCCAAACACTATGAAAAATGATTTTTTTTATTCTTATTTGAATTGTAGAGATTTTATACAATGTCAACAGCTATGTTTCTTGATGAGAACACATTACGTAATGATAAATGCACTATTGAGCAGAGGGATAGGTACAATGTCGGCATCAAAGATTACACAATGAAGAACTATGCCTACAATTGGCCTGTAAAGTGCAATACCCCCGATCAGAGGATGGCGTCGTTCGCATATGATCATCCAAATCTTCACCCTCGTATCGGTGTTGGACTTTCAGATGATTGTCTAATTGATCAGTATTCCGCTCTACGCAACGACCCTGATCAAATGACCAAGGATCGTTGCCGTATCCAGCTTTACGAACGCGTTTTCCAAGGTGTTCCAAATCTAAGGCCTGGTCGGGTAGATCCCGCAGAAGAAATGCCTATTTTACAAGGTGTTGATAACTCGGTTTATGAAGGCAGCATTCTCCCGTGTAAGAAAACTCTTATGGAATATTCGTTGAAGGAATTTGATCGCCTTCTACCGTGCGTAAAAGAAGTACAAAATCCCGAACATGTTGTTGAACCTTGGATACGAGGCGGTATTCCCACAAAAGACTATGAGCGCCGACAGGAGTTCCTACGAAACAATTGCTATCACCAGACCAATCAGACAAAACTTCATTAATCTAAAAAATAAAGGATTAGGATTATGATTAGGATTATGATTTATGTATTACTTTTTATAGAATTAATGATTATTTCGGTTAAAGATGAAAAAATTTGAAGAGAGAAAATTACCTTTTAATACCACATAAATTCACTCAATATACGCTAACCAATCAATCTTAGAAAAATGTACTTCATGTATACCCGTTATTTAGACCTTGTAGCATTACACCCAGCCGAAAAATCACCGAAAATTGACTTTCAAATGATGATGAAGCAGCAGGAACGCGATCATATAGTTAAGAAGAGCATCCTTGATAACGATTTAGGTTATTTTCCAAAGAGTAAAAAAGAATTTGAAGAAATAAAACAAAAATTAGAGAATATGTCAAAGATATTACACGAACAACTTGTCTTCTTCTTCAGTGTACGAGATGAACAAAAATCACCCGAAAAAGAATGCCTCGTTCTTCGTAAAGGCATATGGAATACATATGCGGATACAGCGGACGCTATCAATTCCGTATTTCATGTATCAAAAGACGAGCCTACGATAGATACTCATATAATCCATTATCCTAATAATTAAAAAATAAATAGTAAATATATATTTTTACAATTATATTCTTTTTTTCTGTTTCAAATTTTAGATAATGCTTGCTCTGGTAATTACCCTTTCAGTCTTATTGGTTTTACTTATAGTTGTAGTAGTATATATTATAATCAAACTACTAAATAGTAATCGCGACCTTTCTAACCTTTCTAATGAACTACGAAAAACTAAATCGGATAAAAAAAAACTACAAGATATGTTGAAAGATCTCCAAAACAAACAATCGATGATCGGAATATCCTATAAGACAAATAAAGAGGATGTTAACAAGATTATGAATGATGTGTCCAATGTCTTTAAAGTTATGCAGGATACAGCTTGTTCTATATCAAGCAAAACCGCCGAAGAAAAGAGGGCTGCTTTTATAGCGGAACTTCAATCAAACACTAAGAATACTACCTGCGCGGATATAAAATTGACGGGCGATACAGCAATTGATAATTATACCACATCTCTTCTGGTTGGTACCACTGTTTCTTCAACAAAAGCAGAATACATTAAGAATTCTATAAAGACGCTTATTTATACAATATTGGATGTTATATGTACTAGTTCCGACAAGGTTGGTAGTAAGATCGATATTGTCAAATTAGATGCTCTTCTTAAAGATGTATTTGAAGCAATTTGTACAAATGCGACCTAACATTTAAAAATGATGGTAAAGATCTTATATGTTTCTGTACTTTATTTTTTGTCTTCCTCATAATAGAGAAACAAGATGACAGAAGTATATGCCAACATAGGATCTTGTAGTTATGACGAAAAACTACGCGTATCCGTAGGTCCTGGAATGTATAATCTAATGACACCGTCCAATGATGGAAATGCCTGCGGACAAGATATTCCAGCAGATCCCAGTCTGCGTTGGCAAGCGTGGGGACCCGGATTTTGTGCTCCCGGGGCCAGTGTAAATGACAACAGTGAATTGAAAGGTTTGAACTATCGTTCTTCCAAGTGCGACAAGGATATGTATAACCCATATAACTACAATATCAAACCTGCTTGCATAGCGAAAGGTAACCAGGATGCTCATGCCTGTACCGCGACGATGGAAGATACGCGCCTTTCAAACCCTCCTTGTACGCTACGAAGCACAGGGTGGAATCGTTGGGAATGGCTATGCTGGAATCCTCAGGATAAGGCGATTATCCCGTTCCAGTGGAATGTAAATAGCAGTATCGTGATCAAGGATAATTGTATACCTGCTTTGCCTCAATTCATAGATCAAACTCCCATGCTTCCTTCCGCCTCTCTTCAGGACGACAATCAAGCATTTGTTCGCAATTGGAAAATGAACCCAGTATGCGGTACACTTCCACCCGTTCGCCCTGGAGCTCCTGCTCAACAGACTTGCCGTAGCATTGGACAGCTCTAAATTAATACTAAAACATAAATCATAATTGTATATTTTTTATATATTTGTTTGTATCATAAAAATAAATATCATGGATGGTGTAGAGAGTAAACCTGTGATGAATACATATTTTGACAAGGCTTATGCCGAACCAAACGAGAAACCATCCATGAAAAATATCTATAAATCAAATCACTGGCAAGAAGTTCGCGCGGATGAACAGACACGGGGTGATACAAAATGGAATAAAGCACAAACTCCTATGGAAACAGGTGTGGTGCCGCGACCAGCTTACGCAAGTATGTTCGAATTCGCTACTCCACAGGAGAAAAATGCTACGATGCAGGAAGATCGACCAAGCACAGTCACTACGTTGGCAGGCAACACGATTCCCATTGGAGATTTTACACACAAGAACATGCAACCGTTCTTCAAAGGCAGCGTAAAACAGAACATGAATGTAGAAAGTTTTGCCAGTACCTTAGATCGTCATACCGGCCGTAGTGAATTTTTCAAACCAAAGGCAGAAACTAAACCTTTTTTCCAACCTGCAGAATATGGCGCCTTTGTAAATGGTACACCAAACAGCGATGAATATTTCAAAGATCATATTGAAACTCCTATCAAGCGAAGTAATGATTTCCCTATTCCTAAAATAAATGTAGGTCGTGGTTTAGCACAAGGTTATACAAGTGCTCCATCCGGCGGATTCCAACAAGCAAATACGAATGAATATGCCAAACCCAGGAATGTAGACGAATTGCGAGCTCTAAACAACCCCAAACTTTCCTATAAGTTGCCATTCCAAGGTCCTAAAAAGTCAATTGTTACAGATCGTGGTCTTATGGGTACGATGGAGAAAAATCGGCCCGATACATATTACGAACAAACGGAAAATCAATGGATTAAAACGACAGGGGCAATTTCGAAACCGACGGAAAGGTCAATCTTCGTGGATCGTCCTACCAATCGTGCGGAAACAGAACAAAAGACGGTAGTTACAAACTTGAAATATCTTGTAAATTCGCTTACAGCTCCTATATTGGATGTATTGAAACCATCGTACAAAGAGTTCTATACCGACGCTGAACGAATGTTCGGAAATATGCATGTACAGATTCCTTCAAAGCCGACGGTATATGATCCAGTTGACCATATTATGCGTACAACGATAAAAGAAACAGCTATTCACGACAGTACCGTATTGAACGTGAAAGGTATTAATGCTGGACAGATGGAAACGGACGATCAGGCTCGTTCAACCATTCGCGAAACATTGCCTTCGGATATGGATACTGGACTTACCTTGCGTAATGTAGCAGCTCATACATATCGAACGGTCATATATGATCCTGATATTGTTATGAAGACCACTTTCCGTGAAGGTACTGAATCGACAAACTATTATGGTTCAGGAGGAGCTGTTTCAGAATATCGCGGTCCCACCGAAGAGGCTGAGCGAAATATGAGAATTGATGATACGCGCGGTACTTTACTTACGGCTGCTACACGACGATCTGGATCGGAAGGAGCGAAGGTTAGTATGTCTACCGACGGTATTGATATGGAAATTAAGAGAATAGGATCGGATGATCTTTCTACACGATCTACAAACAATGCCAGAGCAATTCAGTTTGAACATGCGGTTGTTGACGTGTGCGATGTTACCAAACTTTCAGCAAAGGTTCTGGAACCCAATCGTCTTGACCCGAGTCTTATGAACTCTCTCAAACAGAATGAGTATGCTCTTCCCATCAATCCAATCGGAACCGTATAATTATGAAACATTCGTGATTGATTTAAGAAAGTTATTTTTGTATTATGTATGCAGCCATGTCAAAAGACGACATACAAGTTTTAATGTATCAAAAAAGGGAATATGTAGACCATTTGAAAGATGTTACGATTGAAGCATTTGTTATTACGATTCGAAATATATACGAAAAAGTACTACAGCGAACTGCTAACAAAAATGTATTACAAAGTTTTCAGGATGAATTGACTACAATTCCTGAATGGAATGCTAGTCAAATCCATGAGAACTATAAAGACTTTATAGTACAATCGCGATGTAATTATTTTCCAGATTTACTCAAGGCAGTTTTTATGACCTATGGAAGGCTACATATAGCAACCGTTGGCAATACAGATAAACTTCAATTACGAGTCCCTAATGCGGAAAATTTTGTTCATCGGTGTTATATTTCAATTGCTCGTTCGTTATGGAAGCGCCCGTATCTGATGTATCACGAATTAAAGAATGTAGAGAGACAGAGAAATCTGGTTGTTTTGGAAGAACTGATTGGAAAAAATATAAGTATGGTGATCCGCTCTTGTTTACCGATGACGAATATGGTCTCGCATATTATATCGGATTCTTATAAACAAGAAGGAGGATCTGTATCTCAAAGAAATTTGGTTTCACTTGAAACACAAGAA